TTTACCGCCGCCTCTCGACCCTGTGCTTTTGGTTGTTTATCATCACTAACTATAACTGGTATTTTGGAGTAAGTTGTTGTGGTAGCAGTGGTATTAGTAGGAGTTTTTACAAGTTCTCGCACCTTCTCTACTGGACCAGTTTCTTTTCCCGACCTTAACTGGGCAACTTCTCTTTGTAATTGTTGAACAATCGCTAACAGCTGTGTATTTACTTGATCTCCTTGTACAACTGGGCTCGCTTTCTTCTTTTCTTCAATTTTTGGATTCTTCACCATAGGTATTCCATCTTGATATTTGTGATCGCATCGGGGACATCTTGAAACAGACTGTCTACGCGGTTGAGGTTCTCCCCAATCTTGATCAAATGGGTTCAATAAGTTTTGGTCCTTAAAGTACTTGTCCAAATACCTATCTTGATCATATTGAGCACTAGCATCATCGTCTTCGTTCATCGCTCTATACATTGAATGATCTAGACGTGCCTTTCTCTGTTGGTCCAAATCATATTGATCAACCCAGTACTCCCCGGTATCTGTATCTGTTTGATCCCCAGATCCGTTTACGTAGTTCTTTTTCTTCTTTCTGTAGGCCCTCCCTCTTTTTGGTCCTTTCTTTGGCCTCACCTCTCTTTCTGCTAATGATTCATCACTAACTTCTTGGTCTTCTCCAAAGAATTTACCAAAAAGATCATAATACCAAATAGCAAAAGCAAGTGCTGAAATGAAACATGTGATTAATGATACAATCACCATTTTCTTAGATTTGTCAGACATAGCTACAATTCTTTCGTAGGACTCTAAAAACCATTCTCGGACTTTTTGTAAATACATCCCGAAAAAGAGAGTATAACTCACCGAATCAAAATCTTTAGTTTCTGAGGCTAAAAAGATTTGACTATCGAAAGTAGGCGAGTCCTCATCTTTTGGTTCAAAGATTTTCTGTCTATCTTCTCCAACTATTTTGGATACTTCTTCTTCAACTTCTGGATTTATGATGTTCTCCAGGTTGTGGTCTGCTTTCTCCCAACCACAAACATGACAATACCCACATTTGTTATCGCCAAAATTCCTAAATTCTGAACAGGAATGTATTTGATAGGGGTCCATTATCACTAAATTTCGGAGGACTTGAAATCCTCGCCTGACGTAGCCATAACTTGCAGTGTTCCTGGCCTCTCGTTTCTTCTTATTAAAATTTTTGGCAATGAGGGATATTCCCATCAGATCTACCATAGTACGGAAAGTTCTTATCATGTATGTCCAATCACTTAAATAAGTTCCTTTCAAATCCATTGCATTTGCAACTGCAGCCATCAGGCCTGTCAGTACTGCAACACTTCTCAATACCAAACCTTGTTTGGCAGATGACTCTCTATTTTCTTGTGGAGAGACGGATTTAAGGTATTTCACACCTTCTATTATCGCACCAATTATGGTTATTACACCAATGGCTCCCAGAGTGGTTTGGAATAAATTCCATGCAGCTCGTGCATTATCAACCCCTCCGGCCAATCTCCGATACTGTGACCTAACCTTATACAGCCACAAAACTACGGGTATCATCGGAAATATCAGAAAACACCATGTCATTAGGCTACCACACACCACCCCCACTCCCGAAGCTACGACTGACTGAATGAACAGCCATATCGTG